AGTTCTGGAACAGTCCAATCACTATGGACTTCACCGGAATCAATTTCACTTTTAAGTTGGCTAGTAGTAGCTACAAGCCTTATTAATAGTGGACTTCCGGCAAATTCATACAATCGCATGGTTATCTTTTAGGGCGACCAGCACCACCTAGAGGTTCTTCTTCTGGTTCTTCGATGCCGATATCTACTTCTTCTTCACCGCCACCTGGAAGTGGTTCTTCCATACCAATGTCAGCAGACATATCACCACCACCCATGTCACCGCCCATATCGCCACCTGCATCAAACGCCTCAGCACCACCTTGACCAGTGATACTATTCAATGCAGATTTCAATGTTGTTTGACTTTGTGTCAATGCGGCTTGTAATGAAGTCAGTGCTTCAGATACTTGCTGATTAAATGTCTCACTTTCGTTAACACCAATCTCAGATTGAACTGAATCTGTCAATGCTGGTAATTCTTTTACTAACATATCAGAAACTTCTTCAACCATTTTCTGTACCTGGTCTACTAAATCTTGAGCTGCCAAAACAACCTGTGACTTTTCAACTTCTTCATTCTCTACAACGATACGTGGTTTACGTAGGTTAATTTCAGCAAAATGCTTACTCAGTGCTTGTTCCATAAACACAAGTTTTAAATATGAAGAATTCTGTTGGCTTTCATAGAAACCCGTAGATTTCTTTGTTTCAGTCATTAGACCGCGCACTTTATAAAGCATATCTCTTGCTTGTGCATAGGACATTTTACGAACATTAAACGGTACGTTGTAATGCTCTTTTAACGCTCTAGTTGCGTTCTCGATTGGGTTTTTGTCAAAATCAGTTAATTTCATAGTTGTATTCCAAGACTAATATAAAGTATTTATCTTTTTTCATTTAATGTTCGGCTTTTAACCCGAATCTTTTTTGTTGCCAATTGTAAGAATCCTGTATGTATTTACTTAATTCTTCACTCATGGCAGTTTTCTGTAATTTATCTTGGTTTAGTTTTGCTAGGTATATCAGCTTATCTTCTGTTTTTTTAGCCTTTTTAAACAGTCGGGAATGTATAGATATATGCACATCTAGGCTACTTAAATTCATATCTAAATTAATAACTCTATCCGCTAATTGATATTTACCTATCTTGTCTAATACACACCAACATACTGCATTTTTCATACTAAAAAAAGAGTTAACGTCATCTCCGTTATTTAAAGATACAACTATATCAGTTACATCTTTCTTTTTAATATGATACTTGTTAAACAAACTGTATGTACCGTCAGTGTCTTTAAAAATCACAACATCTTGCAATTTAGCAAACTCTGAATTTGACATTATTTTATCTAATTTCCTATCAATTTTATTAACATCAATTCTCATTGTTTAATACCTTAAAATAAATATTTCTTAATTCGTCAGATGAATCTAAAAACGCGGGTAATTTATCCCAAGCATTTTTAGTTTTAATCATAGGAACACTATCACAGTCAGAATACAGTGATCCTAGTTCGGATACACCATCATTAAACACACTAGGGTGTTGTATATCAAAATCAAAGGTCCAGCAAATTACTTGCTCATCGTTCTCTAACAAGAATCCAAAATTCTCAAACTCATCAAACTTAATCTTAGTAGATGTTGGTATACTGATGTTTTCCGGCTGACTACGTAGTGAAACAGCCTGCACAATCGTATCAAAGTTACATTGTGTGTTTCTTTTGTGTAACCATAATTCAGCATCGTCTTCGGGATTGGGACGGCTTCTATTCACAATACCTGTTTGGGTAATATCAAATAATGTGTAGCAATTTACTTTAAAACTCATACTTGTATTTAGAGGCAAAAAAAATCCGAGAATAAATCTCGGATTTCTTTGAAGTTAAACTTCTGATTAGCTTGCGCTTGTAGCTGTAGAAGCTAGACGGAAACCAACGTTAGTTACAACAGCACCACTTAGGTCATAACCATTAACTGTACCCAAAGCACGAATTTGTGTTTGTAGTGCAGCCGCTGTGTATGCGCCAACTGGATAAACAGCAACTGACATATTAGTTGTGTTTGCTGTAGCTTGAACTGCATAGATTGCAACTGTAGCTAATTGTTCGATAGAAACCATAACTTGTGCAACCATTTCGTCAACACCTAATTGTGCTGTTGGAGCGGCGCCTAAGTCAAAACCGAAGAAGTCTAGTGCTGGACCATATAAGTTAGTAGTCGTGCCGTTAGCTGATGTATCTGGAGCTACTGGACCATTTTGTACGTCAATTGCGAATACTGGTTGTGCATCGCCGTGTGTTCTTGTAAAACCTGCCATAATGAAATTCCTTTAAAAAGTTTGAATCGTATAGATTCATACTATTATTTATGCCTGGCAGTGAAAAAAGTCGGTTTTGGCTACTGTCTTCCAGCCAAATTTTGGCGACTAAAGCCCATTCTATCTACAAATTTGAGTCCGTTACTAACAAAACCCTCTTGAGTTTGAGTACCATCTTGTAGATAGCCTTTGACAGGGGCTGTCATTGCGGCTTTATTAAGCTGATTTACTATATCCATTTTTAGATTGTAAATAGCCACCCATATACTAAATGCACCAACTAGTCCTGCTTTATTGGCAGCTAAGTGCTGATTAATTTTCTCACGCATCTTATCAGTCATTGGTCTAGTCTGTACATAGTCCATAAACCCTGCTAGTAAATTATTTAAATCACCCGCGACAATACGTTTATTAATGTATACTGTAAATAACTGATTAAAAGTATTTCTAGCTTGAGGTGCAGTAGACATTAATTGTTCAACCGCTTGACCATGTTTCGCTATCTCTGATTGTGCTTTTTTTAGTAAACTTGAATTAACTTTCAACTTAGGTGTGATGGGCATCTTAGCAGGTAATATAGCTACATCACTATTATTCTTTAACTTGCCAATAGTTCCATCTAACGGCATTGCTTGGTCAGTTGTTAATGCATCGGGTGCAATATATTGATGTACAACAATACCGGAATTCTTTCCATCAAAGAATTTACCTAATTCGCTATTAGCGTCTACTGTATATGTAATTCCATTAGGGTTAGCTTTGAATGTGTATAGCCCGTTCTTTTCTACTAATGGTTGTTTGAACAATAAGTCGCCCCAATAATAACCTTTGCTTCTATCAGATTTTTCTAATCCAGGCCATATTTGTGCTATAAGCTGATGTAGGTCCGATCTGTCAACACCACGTTCTTGATCGTATTGAGCAAACTGTTCTGGACTGAATACTTGACGCCCACTGCCATCTTTCTTATTGAACATATGCTTGTCTAATATAGTGAACTTGCTATTACTATTACGACCAAATATTAACGCAGGATATCCATCCCACTTGATTGTAACCTTTTCTGGTTTAGCTACGGTATCAGCCATTGCTTGAACAGCTTGGTTGGCACCTTGTACACCACGCAAGAATATTAAATCTTCCGGATGGTCTAGATGACCCTTATCTTCTGTGATTACAGTGTTAATACTGGTAATCTTATTGTAAAGTTCTCGTAATTGTTCAATCATTAAGTATTTATAATATTTTTACTTTTATAGTGTCATAGTAGGGGAACATACTTAGTTCCTTATATGATTTTTTAATTACTTTACCCAATTCCCAAGTTCCCCACCATCTAGGATTTTCATAATCATATCCCAATTCTTCAGCGTTGTTATCCTCACACCATTTTTTATAACCTTCAAAATCTACTACCATATCAGAATTAAGAGTTAAGAAGATGCTAGGGTGGATATTTCTTTGTGGTTGAACCATTTTTCTTTGTAGGGTTTGAACGTCATTTTGTTGGTATATATGCACCATATTTTTTCCGGTTTCACAATAATCCAAATATAAATGTTCTTTTTTATAACCTATCGTAGCTTCTTGTAACATTTTATATTTTAAGGGTACTATTTTTAAATCAGGATCTCCTACCGGAGGACCAAATGATGCGGTAAGCCAATCACCACCGTATAATGATCCTTCAAGTTTATGTATTAACTTATTAAGCTGTGCAAAATCATCTATGACCTCTGAAAGTGTCTCACATTTTTCTAAATCAGGATCATTTTCTCGTTGCCGTTCTCCCAATCTTTCAACACATTCGTGTAAATCAAATAATTTTTTAAAAGTCATATCACCGGTGATATCTATATCAATTTTTATATCGTAAGATGAATCGTTGATTTTATCTACATAACTTTTTAGTTCTAAAAAAGTATTTACAATATCTAATTTGTCACGATTTACACTGATATTATTGTGAGTAGATACTCCATGACCTTGGGTTATCAAATCCACAAATGCAGATGTTGTCATATTTTTATTTAGCTCTACTACAATCCAGCCAGTGGACTTATCGTCTTGAGAAAACATAATAATTATTTTTGAACCCACA